CTTGCTGTGCTTTTGTTTCTTGTCTCAGGCGTCTTTCTGTTTCTCGGATTGATTTCTCGTTATCTTCCAGAGCCTCTCCCTGCAACCCAGCGGATTTTGAGCGTAAATCCTCCAACTCAAGCGCAATTTCTGTAATAGATAATCCGTATTCGAAATTTGCGTCTCTTGAATCTTCAATGCGTTTATTTAGGTTATCTATTTTGTCTGCGAGTTTATCGGCCCCTTCCTTTCCCATGTCCTTAAATTGACCTAATAAATCCGCCTCTTCGCGCCTAAGATTTGAAATGTCATTATAGTAATCATCCAAAGAATCACCCAAATCTCCGGAAACTACTTCGGCTACTTCCTTCATCGCCTCTTTTTCTCTTTTCAAGGCTTCCTCAACATCCGCCGCAGAATCTGCAAATGTATCCTGCTCTTCTGTTGCGTCAACGATGGAGGCGTTATATTCTTCCAGGGAAACCTCAACCCCGTCAATATAATGCTTTCCAAAAAGGAAAGAGTTAAGGAATTCTTGCGATGCGTCGGCGCCGTCCTGAAACCAATTCTTTGGGTCAAGACTCATAAATTCACTCATCAATTTTGTGAAGTCTGTAACCTTAGGAATTACATTTAGGCCGATTTGCATAGCCAACCCGGCCATAGAATCATTTAAATTGTCGAGTTGTATTTCATAAACCCTAGCCTGGTCAACGCTTTCTTTGGTTAAGATGAGGTTATCGTCGATGTTATCTGACATTTCTTTGATGGAAGCAGAACCCTTTTCCATAAGCTTTCCCATCTCTAATCCGGACCGGCCGAATTTATCTATCAAGAAAGCCGCCCGTTCTGCCCCAGGCTGTAAATTCAGATATTCGTCAGATAATTCTGCGATGCTTTCAGTAGTAAAAGCAATCCCTTTCGTTGCCGCCATCCGTGCAGCAGTTTGCAGAGAATTGTATGAGATAGTCACATCATCGGCAACCTGGATCAACCTACTCATTGATTGAGCATTCTCACCTGATACCCTACTCAGGCTCCTAACTTGATCTGCATACTCAACAACAGGGGTAATAAACGCATCATAGGCCTGTACCGCAAGTTGCATTCCTTCTTGAACAAGCATGACGGCGCTGTTCAGTTCAGTGAAGCTATTCCTTGCATTACCCATCCCGGAGCCAAGTTTTTCAGCAGACGAATTTATTTTATTGAAATCACCAGAGATTGCAGACGACGCGTTACTGGTCTGTCTTTCTACGTAATTGATATCGTTTTTGAAGTCAGAGGCGTCTAGTTCGAGACGTGCAGAAATTGTGGCAGCCGTGGTCATGTTATTTCACCCCCATGTCACGCTTGACGATAGGCAACCAATAATCATGCCGTTCTTCCGGTGTCATTGCATCCAACATGTCTTGTTGTTTTCTCTGCATTTTGCGCTTCTCGAATTGTTTAAAGATACTTCCTATGATATCTCTGATAAAATGGGATGGTTGTTTCTGATCCTTTTTCTTTACCTTCAAGTTCAACAACATCGCCAATATTTCACTTACTAAATATTCCGTATTGTGCCATCCCCATGGTTCGATCATGTACATCAATTCAAATGTCCTGTAAGATGGGTAGGGCATGGAGCGGATTTCTTCGATAGATTTTCCAAGAGCCAACCCCAGCCGTGCGTCAAACATACGGCCAGGGTCGGCAATCAGTTTTTTAGTTCTTTCTCAATCGATTCTTCTTGTTTCTCGATATCTTTGATGTCCTTATGCATTCCTGAAAATGTAAGTATTTGGATTGAAATCCATCCAATGGCATCCCCTGATTTACCATTCAGAGATTCAATATCTTTTTCGGTAAAGCATGATTTACCATCTTCATCGCAAATCCCCTGAGTACAAACCCAGGCATCATGTCCATAACTGCTCGGAATGGCAATCTTCCTGTTTTCGTCTTTACCACTCTGGATCATCGTCATCTCGCCAAAGCGACGTTTATAATAGGCGTCCTGCTGCCCCCGGGTGAGTTGTTTGATGTAAAGAGATTGACCGCCCCAGCCAGGAATATGATCTGGGACGGTGATCTCTTTGATGTTGATGTCCACGAGCGATAAAATACTTTCACGATTGAGTGGCATATCTACTCCTAACTTACCGTAGGTTTGCCGGAAACTTTGATTGTACCGGAAAGTTGCGCCTGTTCTTCAAGCGGCAGATCCAGCTCAAACGCGGTCAGGAAGCCAGCAAATGCAACGGTAATGAGCGTGTTCGGGGCGATGATCTTCCAATTGTGCAAATCGTCGTCATTGAACGATTCGAGTAATCCGGTCGTCCCGTCGTGGGTAACGTTGGTCGGAAGCCAGTTCGCTTTGAACGAAACCTCGCCGCCATCTCGCATACCAGGAATGAATTCCCGATATCCGTCAGAAGATGCGTGACTTGTGACATCAATAGAGTCTTTCGAAGACGCCGGAGGAGTCAACTCTGTAATTTCAGCGACCGTCGTGAACACCTCAGGAGTTGCACCGTCACCGGCTTGTAAAACAGAACCATAAGCCCAAAAAGCACTTGAAGCCATGTCATCCTCCTATGAAGGGTATCCGGCGGGTAAGCGAAGAACGGCGACCTTGACTTCAACAGCGGAAGTCGTCACGGTAATCTTCTTGGCCGAGTCCATCCAGCCTTTTGAGTTGGTCAGACCGACACCAAAGGCGGCATAGTCACCGGCGGCCATCGAATAAGCCGTGATTGTATCCAGGCGGTTTTTCTCATCGGCTTGGCTTGTAATCGTTACAGTAGCTGCGACTGAGCCAGAGTTCTCGAACATGAGGATGTCAAGTCCATTACATAGCAGGGTATCCGTAGCGGCGGCGGTTGAAGCGGCCCAGGTAAAATCATGTACGCCAGCCTCTCCATTTGTTGCGGCGAAGGGCCCCAAGATTGTCTGAGGGGTGATTGCAGTAGCAGTCATTTTTCTACTCCTTAATTAATTTGTTGAATAGTTCTTCGCGTTCGCTTTCCGGAACGTGTTTCAATACGTGCAAAATCAGGTTGTCTTTGATTTGGTCACAATGACCGCAGAAATCGCACTGGTAGGTGTCTAAGACGCCTTTCCATTTAGCCGGATGATAGTATTGCTTGGGTTCCTGGATGATCTCGACAACGACAGGCAATTCAGGATCGGTAACGCCTGGCAGGTCGGTATCGTCCCAATAATCCAGGCTCTTGTCAGTTTTTGGTTTCATAGATTGCTCCCACGCCCTTCAAGGCGGCCAATAGACCATTGCGCCGATCGGTTTTACTTAAATTTACGAGGTCACGGATAGTCATTCTTTTTGCGAGGCCTCTTGAGCAGATTTCTTCGCCACTTGGTTCATCGACGCGTAAAAGAATGTCGGCAGGAAATTCCTCTCCTGTTACAATACTCTTGATTGGTTGTTTTGTAAGGATTAATATGTCGCTAGGTTTGGGGATATTCCCAAAACATCTGTATCCTTTCCCTCCGTTGATCACTTTGTCAGTCATTTGTGCGCACCGTAACCTCTAAAATCCTGCGATAATTGCGTTCGTCCGACGTCCACATGTCCGGCCCCCGATTGACAGACACAAGACCGGTGTTTATTTCAGACCCGAGCATCCCTCGGTATCCAGACAGAGCGTTTTCGATAAGCAACGAGTTTGCGTCCGCTCCAAGTTGGTCGTCGTCGAATACGTCAATCTGTACCAGCGGAATTCTTGCCGCTGCGCCCTGGTGGGTGTAACTACGCGGCGCAGTCACAGTCCATAAGACGGCGTAAGGGTACGTCTGCCCATCCGGTATCTTCTCAGCAGTGATCCGGTTCCCGAATGCTGTTTTCACGTCCGGGTTATTCATGAGATGTTTGATGATTGCAGTTACGACCGAGGCCATCTTTCCCTCACAATTGCGCCGAATGCGGCAGATACGGCCGCCTGCACCTTGTCTTTATCTTCCTCGGCAGTCGGGCGAATGAACGGCTGGGCGCGCATACCCCGCGTTGTAACGAAATGTCCCAATTTGTCGCTGTAATAAGTCCAGGGAGTTTGGCGTCCTTTTCCGCTTTCGGCGTAGATACCTGTACCGTATTCAAGGAATGGGCCATATAACACAGTTGGCCCAATTTCATCTATGACATGATTGTCATCTGCTTCGATGATGTGACTATCAATAGTGTTTTTGGCTGCGGAAGTATCACCAGTTGGAACCCGCATACGCTCCCCATTGATAACCACGCGCGCGCCATTACCTTCAATGTCCAACAAGTCCTGCTTACCAAAGTTGATCTTTTTCAGAGCGATCTTCAGTTGTGTATCGTCAACAGTCATTTTTACTTTCATACAACCACTGCCTTCAGCGCACACGCGTACCCGAACACGTCCCTGTTTCGGATCCCGAATATCTCGTACTCCTGGCATGGATCGATTGAATTTCCAAAGCGGCTGGTCAGCTTGAAGCGATTGCCTTTGGTCGGATGCGCTCGTTCAAAACGAACCTCCGCCTCCAGCAACTCGACGTCAACGTATGACTTCCAGGATTCAACATTTGCTTTGTCGGTGAAAGCACAAGCTAAAGGTATTTCACTGACAGTAACAACCGGGTTGTTATAATCATCGTATGTCCCATCCGGAACGTCGATGAGCAGATATCCAAAGTCAGAATAGAGCATCGGCTTTATGTTGCGCTGGAGTTGAGCAGATAGGCGTGAATTCATCAACATCAGGGCGCGCCTCCGCTCGGATCATCGTAATGTGAACCATCAGAATTTACCTCTGTGTTATATTCGTAACTATCAGCCCGATGTGCGTGTTTGATCGTTGACTTCGCTGTGGCTGTGTAAATTCCATATTCCTGGCGCATTTCTTTCAACAAGGTTTCAAATCCAACACGGGCTTTTTCAAAGTCTACGGAATTCCAATCCTGCCGGAAGTTTGGCGTTGAAAGTTGTGTGATGATATACCGTATGCAAGCAACGGCAGCCGATCCAACAGAACCAGCGGTAATATGGTATTGGATTTCCTCGTCCTCTAGATAGTGGCCATCTTCTCGATTATCTCCGATTTTGAAGCGGACGATATCTATATCAGAAGCCATGGCTGGGTTGTAAGAATAAGTCACGACGTGATTTCCTTCATGATTGTGGAGGCTACATAAGCGATATTGCCTGTATTCGCAAACGACAGCGATAATGCGTCGCCTTTCTTGATATACAATCCCTCCGGGTAAAATGCGGCATACGGAACGCTTCCACCAGCCAAATTCAACAGATAGGCCGTGGTGTCTTTTGTCGATCCGCCTGCATCGTCAACAAAAATGCGGAAGTTCTCCGAGTCGGTTGGCGTAGAGGCCAAAGTCAGCAGGACGCTTTCAATCTCAGTGAGTACGGTTGCGCTGTGAGAAGCCGCAAGCGCACCAGAGCCAGAATCCTGCTCAAAGCGCATTCTTGCTCCACTGATATTAACCAAAGTTGTCATGGTTACACTTCCTTATGTTTGCGAGAGCGCCGCACTTTTACTGGTTCATCTTCTATTGGTTCAGGATCGGACTCAGCGAACGGGATTTCAGCGTCAGGAACATAAGCAGGTTCTTCGAGTGCTTCCTGCTCTTTCACCTCCACGATTTCCTCGATATCCCCAACTCTGAGCATTTCTGGTATGCTGTTCGGCGTGAGCATTTCGTCAGGAACAATTTGACCGATTGCATACGTGCGCCCTGTTCTCATGCTCATCATGCCTCGTTTGAAAGAGTACATATTTACCTCTTACAGAGAGGGCGGACTTTCATCCGCCCTTCTCATTTTGATTAGGATTCGTTGATCGCCGTGGCGAGCAGACCGCTCTGTGTTCCGCCAACTTCCGCCGTATAGACGTAAGTCAAAGGATTGGCGACAGCCGTTACGCCGAGCATGGTGTTGCCCTTGCCCTTCATCACGATCCTGTGTCCGGCATCCGTAGCGCCGTCCACGATGGCAGCGGTGAGCGTGCCTGCGCCAGAGATGATGTTATGGAACAGACAATCCTCGAACCACATGGTAAAGGTGTCAGTGGAAAGGTCAGCGTCAACTTTGACGAGAACGTGGCCGGTCGTGCTTGACCAGGAAAGGAAGTCGCAGCCCAGGAATTTGTTGCGCTGGTTGTTCCCATCACCCAAATGAACCCAAAGGCTGTAGGATGCAGCGGTACGAACCATCGTATGCTGGCCGAACGTGCAGCGAATGAACGCATTCTCTCCGCCCGACAACTTGCAGGAATAAGAAGCTGCAGTAACACTGGCCGGGACCATGAAGAATACGTTCTCGAAAATGCAGCGTTGGGCTGTGATAACAGCCACGCCAACCGCTCCAGTTGCGTACTCGTTGTTGATCTGGATGTTCTTGATGTAGCAACCGTCACCCGAGAAAGTCACCACCGGGGAAAGCGCAGTCGCAGCCAGGCCAACGATTCGGCAGCGATTTCCTACGCCAAGCTGGCCAGACGTGCCGATCAAATGGCAATAGGAGTTGGACCAGGTGAGGGACGCAGCAGGATTGTAAGCCGTTGCGCCTCCGATGAAGATCACGCCGTCATTGTAGCCGTCGCGGGTCAGATCGTAAGCCGCTTTAAGCGTGGATTTCGCATGATCTGGAGAGCATCCGTCATTCGAGTCGCTTCCATGTGTCGGATCGCAGAAATACCATTTTCCGCCCGACAGCATGACCGGATCGAAAGCCCCAACAGGAACACCGCCGAATTGATAAAGACCGTCAGCAAAAGTAGTCATATCATGCTCCTTTTAGGTAACGGAGTGGCCGTACACCCAGTGGAAATCGTCCCATCCGAAGGAGTAGCGCATATATCCGCGATAACGGGCAACCAGGTTGTATGAACCGGTCGGGTCGAACTCGAATTCTGGCAGCGTGTGGTTGTACCAAATAGCGTGCATACGTGCTTTGGCAGAGTCGATCATAAACCAGTTATTTGTGTCGGTGAGATACTCATCTACAACAACGCTCAATCCGCGAGACGAAAGGTAATTCGCATCGTTATTTGCGCCGCCGGGCTTGCCAATAGCATTGACGATTTCATACGCTTTGGCTTGCAAAGCCACTGGGACATATAACACGTCGAAGCGAGACGGAAGCGGAAGGCCCCGGTCATTCTTAAAACTCTGGCCGGCTACCAACGCGGCCACAACAGCATCGTATGAAATTGCAGAAGTACTAAGGTTGTTGACCGCAGTGGAATTTACCTTATTCGTCGGGTGGGAAGCAGAGCACAGATAAACCGAGTCGTAGCCGGTCACAGTCGCGAAAGCGTTGTTGAGAATTCCGGACGCGTGATATGCGCGGGTGTCCGTGTACGACATCGCCAGGGTCATGATCTTTGCCTGGATTTCCATTTCCCGGCCGTCGTCCCACAACTTGCGTTCAATTTCTACACCGTCAGCATATTCCTTAT